GAATTTATTTTATTCTACTCTTAAAGAATATGTGGATCCGTACTGGATAGTCAAGTAAACATTTAAGAATCTATAAACTCCAGGGCTCACTGTGTGGAAGCACCCATAAGGACAGAGAATTGTGTCCTGAACTCTTAAATAGGGAGTTTCCAAGTCTTCCATAACGTCTAGAAGTTCCACCTCATTTCACGGGAGGGTTAACAAAGATGGGTCCTAATACACCAATTGAACCAAGAAAACAAAGGACACTTCATTAAAGAGATCTCCGCTCCTTAAAGACTTTCCATCAGAGAATTTCTACAGTTACTGTCAGGACGCAAATTATTTCACTATGCTGGGGATGCTAACTTTGGTCCAGTCTGAATCGCATGATTAACCTTTAAACCAGAAACGATATTTAAACACTTCATCAAGAGCTGGCTTAATTTATCCTTAAGTAAACATCTTGAATATTTCTGAGTCATGTTTCCAATTAGAGACGGGCAAAGATGCTATGACTTGATCATTCTTTAATTCTGGAATCATCACTGACAAGAACTAATATGAGGTAACTGAAATGGTTACTGTCTAGACCTTCTTTACGACTTCGTCTGGGAACAAGTAAGGGAATGTTTGTTTCAACAGATTATAACCCTTGAGAGTGATTTATTCATAAGGCATGAAGAGGGTAGATAAACTTCTAGCTTCCATAAAAAGCTCGATGTCTTTAAGCTTGTGTGCTAAGCTCATCACACTAATAAAGTATAGTTCGTGATCCAATTCCCCGTTGATAACTTGGAACCTTCTCATTTTGCAAACCATCTGCTATATTCTGTTCCTTATTGTCTTCTTTTCGTTGTTCATGACTTTCTCTTTGACAAGGGCCAATTTCTTATAAGTCTTAGAATCATGATAGTGTCGTCTGGGCACAGGTACTACTTCCCAGAGTTTTTACTTACCTTCTTTTGGCTAAGCGTGCTTTCAAGACTATTATTTTCACATTTTCCTATACTCTGTGTCTGAAACCCTTAAATTTCATAATGTCTCCTTGTCTTCATTCAGAGCACAGGCTAATCCCATTTTGTTCTTAATAATTCGCATCGCTTGAGTGGCATCGTGAAGAGAATCAAACTCAATAGAATCTTTACCTCAATGAGATATGAGAAGGGCGTGTTTCTTCCAAAGTTCTTTGAAAAGGACCATATTGAACTTCTTTTACACTGCAACGTGACAAAGCAGCTTCTGTGGACCATCTTAGACCAATGCCATGGGCTCATCATCAGGATCTTGGTCTAACTCGTCTTTGACTCCATCTGGTCCTACTAGAGGGATCTGAACTAATACTCCCATCATGGTGCTATCTCCTGCTAATCTAAGTAACGTCTCATAAGATGCTCGTGGAAGCTTGAAACCTTTCATGGATGCTACATAAGCATGACCTCCATCTAAATCGTAATTAATAATACCGAGGTATCTTCAAGAGAAAGTAGCCTTCTGCTTCTTTAACAAATAGAGGTCTATCAAGCCCATCTCTTCTGGTAAGTTTAAGATCCTAGTGATTTAAGAAAGCGTGTCTCGAGTGACCCCTCAAGGCCAGTGCTCTTTCCAGATAGTAATCAGAGATCAGAGTTCGAGTTCTGTGATGTCTCTCTCCTTATGGTCTTCGTCAGTTGTATAGACACTGCAATTACAGAGGATGGCATAGAAATAGCAGTATCCATTGGGCATGCTCGCTAACCTGATATCTCCTGATTAAGTGAACTTCTTGGTTTACAAGAAGCTCTTGGATGACTGAGAGTTACTTTTAAGAAAAGCGACGATGAAATCCTCTTCAGTCATGTTTTGCTCCTAGCTCCAGAGGTCCAACATTAGCTGTTCAGCAAAAACAGCCATGTCTTCAAGGACATCTGGAGACGCGGCCATACCGCGATTTTATGCTAATTGCTGTATATACGGCAAAAT